TCCCCAACATCTCCAGCACCCTCGACGTGCTCGCCTCGTTCCACCTGCCCCCGTGGCGCATGAAGATGGCCGTGCTCGGCGTCGCCCACCGCGACGACCTGATCGCCCGCGTCGCCGCCGCTCACCCGATCCCCGACAGCAAGGCCCGGAACCAGGCGCTGCGCGAGATCGTCGAGGACGCCATCGCCCACGGCCAGACCATCGAACCGGGCAAGGGCTACCGCGCCGACGACCTTGGCTCTGCCATCCACCTGTTGGCCGAGCACGTCGACGCCGGCCTCGTCGACATCACCCAGCTCCCCGCCACCGTCAAGGAGCACTGCGCCAGCTACCTGGCGACCGTCGAAGGCCACGGCCTCGAGGTCGTCGTGTCGGAGGCGACGGTGTACTCGATGGAGCACCGGTACGCCGGGACGCTCGACCGCATCGACCGGTTCACCCGCACCGCGCTCACCGACCCCATGTGGGACGCGTACCGGCTCGGCGAGGGCTGCTTCGACATCGACATCAAGACCGGGACGATCCACGACAAGGTCGCCATGCAACTCGCGGCCCACGTCAACGCGGAAGCGATCTACGACGCCGCCACCGACACGCACCGGCCGCTCCCGGAGGACCTGCGCCGCGATGTCGCCTTCGCGCTGCAGTTGACGGCGAAGGGCGCCAAGTTGGTGCCGGTCGTGCTCGAGGAGGCGTGGCCGGCGTTCATCGGTGCCCTCGCGGTGCAGCGGTTCGCTCAGACCAAGCCGGTCGGTCAGCCCCTCGTGGCGCCACCGGCCCAGACCGCAGAGGTTCCCGCCACCTCTGCCGCAGCGGCACCCGCCGCCGCTGCAACGGAGGGCACGGTTCCGCCGGCCGTGCCCTCCACCCCTCGCGCGGCCGACGACGGTTTCCCGCCTCCGTCGTCGGCCGCCGAACCCGCCTCGGCGACGGAGGATCGCATCCCGCCAGCAACCCCTACTGCTGCCGGGTCCTCCGCCGCCGAGGTCCCCGCCAACCAAGCGGCGAACGAGGGGGGAGGGCCGGAACGAGTCACCGTCACTCCGGCTGACCCTGACCCGACCCCCTCGGCCGACCCGGTGCACATCTCCGACCCGCTCGACGCCGTCGCCCACCAGGTCGCCCTCGACGCCGCCGCCCTCCTCTTCAAGAAGCACGACTGGCTCCTCGACCGCATGCACCAGTACGACGACCGGGGCCGCCAGGTCCTCGCCGGCTACTGGCCCGCCGGCGTCCTCCCGTTGAAGCACGGGATCCCGCACACCCTCACCGAGCTCGAGCTACTCACCGTCGCCGTCAACAAGACCGACGCCGAACTCGGCCTCCCATTCCCCGACACCACCGACCCCGCCGACCGCCAATGGAACGAAGCCCCGGCGGCCGCGGTCGCCGCGATCGTCGAACGGCTCAAGGCGCTCCCGCGCGACCTGCTCGCCGACGTCACCACGAAGCTCGCTGGCTCCGGGGTGCCGAAGCTCACCGACCCGACCTCGACCATCTACCTCGCCCACCTCGACGCCGTCGAAGAGCACCTGGTGCTCGCCGAAGCCGACGCCAAGCCACGCCTCGCCTCCCTCGCCACGCTCACCGACCTGGCCGCCGGCAACGGCGTCACCGAGCAGCAGCTGCTCGCCGTCGTCGGCAAGACCTCGGTGCTCGAGTGCACCGACACCGACGCCGAGCTGCTGTGCGACGTCATCGACGCCTGCGGCGTGCAGGTCGTCGCCTTCGACAACGGCGTGCTCGTCCCCGGGCCCCAGGCGTTCGCCGGCATGAAGCCCTCCGAGATCCTCGCCGCCGGCCGCGCCGCCGCCAAGGCCATCGACCACCCGACCCCGCGCAGCGCCGCGGACGCCAAGGCCGCCCCCCTTCTCGCCGCCGTCCACGCGATCCGTGGTGCGGCATGACCTGCACCGTCCCCGACTGCGACCGGCAGCACGAGGCCCGCGGCTACTGCAGCCTCCACTACAAGCGGTGGAAGCGCCACGGCGACCCGCTCGCCAGCCAGCCCGCACAGATCACCGGCGACCCCGTAGCGCGCCTTCTGCAGCACACCGACCAGACCGACACCTGCTGGCTCTGGACCGGCGCGCTGATCCACAACGGCTACGGCGTCATGACCCTCGACGGTCGCCGCCAGCTGGTCCACCGCCTGGCCTACCAGTTCTTCGTTGGCCCGATCCCCGACGGCCTCCAGATCGATCACCTGTGCCGCGTTCGCCACTGCCTCCGCCCGGAGCACCTCGAGCCCGTCACCGCACAAGAGAACTCCCTGCGCGGCGAAACCATCGCCGCCAGTCGAGCAGCGCAGACCACGTGCATCCACGGCCACCCCTTCGACGACGAGAACACCTACGTCACACCGAAGGGCACCAGGCAGTGCCGCGCATGTCGGCGCACCACAACCAAGGCACCAACCAACCAAGGAGCAAGCAGATGAGCAGCACTGACACGGTGAATGACTTTCTGATGGGCGGCGGGGGAGCGCCCACCGCCACGTTCAAGGACGCCCCGATCGGCCGCAAGTACGTCGGGAAGATCATCGACAGCACGGTCACTCAGCAGACCGACATGAAGAACAACGAGCCGAAGTTCTGGAAGGACGGCAACCCGATGATGCAGGCCGTCATCACCATCCAGACCGACGAGCGCAACCTCGACATCGAGGACGACGACGGCCAGCGCCGACTCTTCGTGAAGGGCGAGATGCAGAAGGCGGTGCGCGACGCCGTGAAGGAGGCCGGGGCGAAGGGCCTGGAGCTCGGCGGGATGCTCGCCGTCATGTACATCGGTGACGGCACGCCACCCGAGAGGGGGATGAACGCCCCGAAGCTGTTCAAGGCGCAGTACAAGTCACCGGACCCGGTCGCCGCGGCGAACGACATGCTCGGCATGAACTCTCCCGTCCAGGCCGCCCCGCAGCAGGCGGCCCCCGCGGCCCCTTTGGCCTCGGCGCCCACCGCCTCCCCGACGGCAGCACCGTCTTCCTCTGCGGTCGCCGCACCCGCCGTTGACCCGAACAACCTGTTCGACTGATGGCCGGCCCGCTGCCCGCCACCTTCACCGTCAAGGTCGTCGGTGTCACGTTCGTGCCCGCCTACCCGCGCAACCTGTACGCGCTGCAGAGCGTCTACGACCAGGGGCCCCGCCACGAGTCACTCGTCGCGATCCTGGTGCGCAACCCGGCCAACGAGCACGACGCCAACGCGATCGAGGTCCACGTTCCGGCGCTCGGCGACTACGCCATGATCGGCCACGTGCCGGCCCGCATCGCCGAGCGCCTGGCCCCGGAGATGGACGGCGGGCAGCCGTGGTCAGCGCTGGTCGAGTCGGTACTGATCGACCTCGAACACATGGACCGGCCCGGCATCTCGATCCAGTGCGGCCGCGTCGTCGAAGCGTCCGAAGCCGAGACCTGGAGCCTCATCTGATGGGCGCCCCGCAGAAGTACTCCACCCGCCGTCTGCAGGCCGAAGCCGTGTTCGAAGCCGTGCTCGCCGACCCCGACGCGCTCGTCGACGAGCTCGTGCGGCGCGGCCACCTCGAGCAGCTCACCAACGGCACGTACCGGAAGCCCGCCTGATGCCCGGCAACATCGCGTCGACGGTCTACGGGCAGCAGGGCAACCGGTGGCTCGACCGCGATCCGTCCACCGCACCGAAGCAGCAGAAGCGCCACGTCCGTGTGGTGGGCGGCCCGAACGATGGGATCACGTGGGCTTGCTACTCGTGGCACCGCGACCCCGCCGGTCTCGAGCAGGGCGACAAGGGCGGCCGCTTCCCCGAACTCGTCCCCGTCGTGGACTGGCCGGCGCACGGCGGCCGGTACGTGCTCGATGCCACCGACGACCTCTACCGCTGGGAGACCAGCCCCATCCCCGAAAGGCAGCCATGACCACCGCGACCAAGGAGCGCCCCAGCCGGAGCGTCGCCAAGAAGGCCCCAGCGAAGAAGGCGGCCCCCAAGAAGCCCGCAACCAAGGCAGTGGCGCCGGCCGAGCCGCCTATCGACGAGGTCGTGCTGCGCGCCTCGACGTTCGCCACCGCCTGGACGTGGGTCGCCCGTGCCATGTCGAAGGACGACTGCCGGCCCCTGCTCGCCTCGATGTGCATCGAGGTGTTCTCGCCACAGTCCGTGCGCCTGGTCGCCACCGACTCCTACTCGATGCTCTGGGCCTGGGTCGGCTGCGGCGAAGGCGACGAAGATGAACCCGCTCTCACCGTCGACCCGAAGCGGACCCTGGTCGCCCGCGACCAAGGGCGCAGCAAGGCCTTCATGGGCTGGCTCGCCAAGGGCGACCTCGCCGACGAAATCACGCTCACCGTCAACCCGACCAGCGTCACCATGTCGACGGCGTGGGAGTCGCTGACGCTTCCTTTCGCTCAGCAAGGCGACTCGACGGCCGAGTACCCGGACTGGCGCAAGATCGCCGACCGGCCCGCTGGCAAGGCACCCGAGAAGCTTTGCCTCGCCAAGGAACGCCTCGCCCTCGTCACCCTCCCGAAGCTGCCCGTGACCCAGCGGGAAGCCGTCATGACGTTCGACGGTGACCTGGGTCCCGTGCACCTTGAGTGGCCGCACGCGACGCCACCGATCCACGGGCTCCTCATGCCGATCAGGACATCGGGCTCATGACCGACTACCGCCCCGCGTCCGAGGTGGCCCGCATCGCCGCCCGCCTCATCGCCGACCACCACATCGACCCCCGCCGCGGCGCAGCCCGCGGCACCGGTGGCGCAGCCCCAGCCCGCCCCCGCCGTGAGCGGAAGCCTCATCTAGATCCGATGAGCCTCTACCACCACGCCGACTACCTCGACGAACAAGCCGACCGTGCCGCCGACGCCATGGAGCGTCGGCGGTGGGCGGAGGAACGCCGCGACCTCGAGGACATCGCCGACGCCCGCCGCTACCGCGACGCCGACGACGACTGGGACGAAGGAGAACGATGAAGCCTGTCGACCAGACCAAGTTCGTTCCCGATCCGAGGAGCGACGAGTGCGGCAACTGCATGCAGGCGGCGTACGCGTCGATCCTCGAACTGCCACTTGACGAGGTGCCGCACTTCGCAGCAACCCCCGGTGAGAACGGCGAGTGGTTTGACGCCGTTCTCACCTGGTGCGCTGCCCGCGGCTACGCCGTCGTTCAGTCCGAAGAGCCGATCCCCGGTGTGCTCTGCCTCATGTCCGGGAAGTCGCCCCGCGGTGACTTCGACCACCTCGTCGTCGGCCGTGACCGCGACGTTCTGCATGATCCCCACCCGTCTCGCGCTGGCCTCGCAGGTGACCCCGTCGTCTGGTGGTACCTGCTACCTCATGAGCCGGTCGCATGATGGGCGCGCCACAGCGGTACGCCACCCGCCGCCTGCAGGCCGAGGCCGTGCTCGAGGCCGTGCTCGCCGACCCTGACGCCATCGTGGCGGAGCTCGTGCGCCGCGGTGTGCTCGTGCAGATCCGCCCGGGCGAGTTCGCCCGTGCCTACGAGCCCGAGGCGGCTGGCCATGGCCACTGACATCGAGTGGGCGCGCAACCCCGACGGCACCAAAGGCGAGACGTGGAACCCGACGACGGGCTGCGACCGGATCTCGCCGGGCTGCGACCACTGCTACGCGCTCACCATGGCGGCCCGGCTCAAGCGGATGGGCCAGACCAAGTACCAGAACGACGGCGACCCCATGACGTCGGGCCCGGGGTTCGCGCTGACCGTGCACCCGGACACGCTCGACCAGCCGCTGCGGTGGAAGAAGCCGCGGACCGTGTTCGTCAACAGCATGTCGGACCTGTTCCACAAGGACGTGCCCGTTGAGTTCATCGAGCGCGTCTTCGGCGTCATGCAGGCGTGCCACTGCCATACCTTCCAGGTACTGACGAAGCGCCCGCAGCGGATGCGCGAGATCGTCGGCCATCCCGGCATGGACGATGGCGGAAGCGACTCGTTCGAGCAGCGGGTCGATGACGCCTGCGCCGAGTGGTCGCACTACTCGCCGCCGACGCATCACCCGGATGGCACGCTCGGGTGGCCTCTCCGCAACGTGTGGCTCGGGACGTCGATCGAGTCCGACCACTACACGTTCCGGGCGAACCATCTTCGGGACACGCCCGCCGCCGTCCGCTTCCTCTCGTGCGAGCCGCTGCTCGGGCCGCTCCCGTCGCTCAACCTCGACGGCATCGACTGGGTGATCGTCGGCGGCGAGTCCGGCCCCGGCGCGCGGCCGATGCACCCCGACTGGGTGCGCGACATCCGCGACCGCTGCAACGAAGCCGGCGTCTCGTTCTTCTTCAAGCAGTGGGGCGCCTGGCTCCCGTACGAACCCGACCCGCAGCCGCCGTTCTGGGCCGGTCAAGACGGCGACCTGGTCGACGGCCACCACCTGCCCGCTGACCTGTCGCAGGGCGACCCGGTCGCTGGCTGGTGGGCGTACGACCTCGAGCACGAGGCGATCTTCCGCAAGGTCGGCAAGCACGCCGCGGGCCGTCGGCTCGACGGTCGCACCTGGGACGAACTTCCCACCACCACCCCCGAAAGGCAGCCATGACCACCGATCAGCTCCCACCGTTCTCCGAGTGGATCACCGACCACGCCCAAGGCGTCGTCGACGACGAGATGACCGTGGAACTCGCCGCGCTCGTCGAGTCCGTCTCGCATCTCCGCCGCAAAGGCGAGCTCACGTTGAAGATCGTCGTCGAACCGGCGGGCGAGGGCGGCCGTTCCGTGTCGACCGCCTGCGAGGTCTCGGCGAAGCCACCGAAGCCCGCCCCGGAGCAGTCGATCTTCTTCGTTGGTGAGGGCGGCTCGCTGCACCGCAAGGACCCGTTCCAGGGGGCGCTCAACCTGAAGAGGGTCGAGCGCCCCAACCCGAACCCACCGCTCCCCAACACCACCGGAGATGACCAGTCATGACGACCACCGACCTCGACCACGCCGTACCCGACGCGCTGCGCTACGGCGCCGACCACGCCCTCGCCGACACGATCGACCTCGGCCACGACCAGATCCTCGTCCGCAAGCGTGTCGGCCTCGGCTCCGAGTCGTGGGAGAAGTACGACACCTCGGATCCGCACCCGGAGAACCCGCGCCGGCTCCGCGGCACCGTCAACGTGTACGACGCGGACAGCTTCGTCGCCGCGATCCAACAGCGTGTGCTCGATGGTGGCGCTGTCGTGTACGCGGACGAGGAGAAGCGAGCCCTGGTCGGCATCTTGAACGATGACAGCATCGATTACCCGGGCTGGCGCGACGCGACCGTGAGTCTCGTGTTGCGCGAGACCCCGGAGTGGTCTCGCTGGAAGGCTGGCTCCGGTCAGCTGGGGGAGCAGGAGGTCTTCGCGCTGCGCATCGAGGACGGCGCCCCCGAGATCGTGGAGCCGCCCGCGGCGGTGATGCTCGACATCGCGCAGTCGTTCCGGGCGACGAACGAGGTGAAGTTCAAGCAGGCGGGCCGGCTCGCCAACGGTGAGACCCAGTTCATGTACGACGAGAACATCCAGGCGTCGGCCGGCGCGGGGAACGTGTCGATCCCCGAGGCGTTCACGCTGGGCGTGATTCCGTTCATCGGTGGCGGCCAGGCCTACGAGATCACCGCGCGGCTCCGGTACACGCTCCGTGGCGGCGAGCTCAAGATCGGCTACCAGCTGGTCCGCCCGGAGGACGTCGAGCGTGACGCCTTCAACGCGGTGCTCGCCGACGTCACCGATCTGATGGATGGGACGACGTTCCTGCGGGGCCCCGCCCCGGCCAAGGCGTCATGACCGTCCCGCACGTCATCGGGTTGGACCTGTCCCTGACGGGCACCGGGATCGCCACGGGCGACGGCGAGATCACCGTGCGCACCAACGCCGCCGACCCCATCGAGATGCGCCTCCAGGTGATCCGCAACGCCGTCCTGCACCGCTGCGCTGTCGTCCCCCCAGTCGACCTCGTCGTCATCGAGGACTTCGTCACCCGCAGCCCCGCGGCGTCGACGCTCGGCATGGTGCACGGCGTCGTCCGTGTCGCCCTCACCGAAGCCGGTGTGCCGTTCGTGCTGGTGCCACCGGCGACGTTGAAGAAGTACGTGACCGGGAAGGGCACGGCGAAGAAGGACGACATGCGCATGGAGACCTACAAGCGCTTCGGCCTCGACATCGCCGACGACAACCAGGTCGACGCCTACGGGCTCCGCGCCATGGCCCTCGACGCCCTCGGCCACCCGCTGCGCACCATGCCGACAGCGCAGCGCGAGTCGTTGGAGAAGATCACGTGGCCGGCGCTGGCGGTCGGCGCATGAGCGCCCGCGAGCGCGACGAACACGGCCGCCCCCAGTACGCCGCGCACGAAGTACCACCCATCGCCGTCGGTCTCGCCGTCTGGCAGGGCAACGTGACCGCAGCCTTCCCGCCGTACCCCGGCAACCAGGTGGCGGGCTGCCACCCGACTGACCCTGCACGCAAGCCGTACGCGACCTGCACGCACGGCTGGGTTCGTTCGGGTGACTGGTGGCTCCACTGCGCCGACTGCCACCCCGCACCAGAGCCCCGGTGCGAGCAGCATCCGACCTACCCGGAGCCTTGCGCTGTGTGTGCCATGAACCGAGTCCCGTCATGACCGCCCGCAGCGTCGTCGGCGGCATCGCCATCACCTACCTGGTGGTGCTGCTGGTTCTGGACGTCACCGCCTGGCCCGCCCTCACCGTCGGCGTCGCCCTCTGGGTCGGGTTCGCCGCGGTCGACCACGCCACCGAACGACGCGCCCAGGCCGACCGCGACCAGGTGCAGCGCATCCTCGACCGCCGACCCCAGGAGACGACCGATGTCTGACCTCACCTACACCAAGACGTTCACCGTCATCACCTGCAGCAACGTCGGCTGCGGCGTCAACTTCGCTCTCGACGACGAGTTCATCGCAGCGCGCCGCAAGGACCGCCAGAGCTTCTACTGCCCCAACGGCCACTCGCGCTGGTACCCCGGTAAGACCGAGGAGCAGAAGCTCCGGGAGCAGCTCGAGGAAGAACAGCGCCGCGTCGTTCGCCTCCGGGCCTCCGAAGAGCGAGCCCGGGCCGAAGCGGACCATCAGCGGAGCGTGGCCAACGGCTACAAGGGCGCCGCCACCAAGATGAAGAAGCGGATCGGCAAGGGCGTGTGCCCGTGCTGCAACCGGCACTTCACCAACGTCGAGCGCCACATGGCCACGCAGCACCCCGAAGACGCAGGCGACGCGTGAGCACGATCGAGCGTCCCGCCACCATCGCCGGCGTCGCCGTCATGTTCGTCGTCACCGGCATCGTCGCCATCGGCCTCGGAGTCGCCCGGCTCCTCGAGCACGCCCCCGACTCGCACTGCCCCGCCTGCGGACGCCCCATCACGATCTGCGACTGCTGGGAGCACGGATGAGAGAACACGGCAGCTACGTGAAGTACGTCCAGGACCACTGCCGCTGCGACCCTTGCCGCGCCGCGAACCGCGACTACGAACGCGCCCGCAAGCAGCGCGTCGAACCGCCCTACGTCGGCGCCGACCGGGCGCGCCAGCACATGGCGTCGCTCGCCGCCGTCGGCGTTGGCATGAAGACCGTCGCCAAACGCTCCGGCGTCTCCCACGGCTGCCTGTGGAAGCTCGTCTACGGCAAGCCCGGCCGCGGCCCCTCGAAGCGGATCCGGCGCACCACCGAAGAACGCATCCTCGCCGTCATGCCCACCGACGCCGCCGACGGCGCGCGCATCCCCGCAGCGCCCACATGGAAGATCATCGACGAGCTGCTCGAGCGCGGCTGGACGAAGAAGGCGATCGCGCACGCCATCGGCCAGAAGGGCGACGGCCTCCAGATCTCACGCCGGCAGGTGTCACCACCGAACGCCCGCGCCATCAAGGCACTCCTTGACGAGCCCGTACCCCCGCGCCGTTCCCGTCACGGCCTCCACCCCGTGCCCCAGCCCGAACCTGAGCAGCCCGACCCGACCTCGACAGCGGGCGTCGCGCGCGGTCTCATCGACCTCTTCCTGATCGACGAAGGCGACACATCATGGATGCGGCGCGGTGCGTGCCGTCGACCGGAGGTCCCTACGTACCTGTTCTTCCCGGGACGTGGTGACACGAAGACGATCGCCGCAGCGAAGGCGGTGTGCGCCACGTGCCCGGTCCAGGCCGACTGCCTCGCCTACGCGCTCCGGCTCGACCAGCCCGGGATCTGGGGCAACACGACCGCGCGGGAGCGCGACCGATCATGACCGAGCCGATCATGGCCGCGCAGGCCACCACCAACGCCCCACTGATAGCCGACGTCGCGCGCCTCTACATCCCCGACAACGCCCTCGTGCTCGACCCCACTTACGGCGAAGGCACCTGGTGGAAGGTGTACCGACCCACCAACCTCGTCACCAAGCACCGCCCCAGCGACGGGAGCGACTTCCGCGCGCTCCCCGAATCTGACGACACCTATGACGTCACTGCCTACGACCCTCCGTACGTGTGCCCCGGCGGACGCAAGACCTCCACGCTCGCGGGCTTCCACGACCGCTACGGCATGGCCGAGGGTCACGCTGACCCGATGTTCTCCACCCCGGCCGAACTCCAGGCCATCATCAACGATGGCCTCACCGAGATGGTCCGGATCACTAAGCCACGCGGCCTGATCCTCGTGAAGTGCCAGGACTACATCTGGTCCGGGAAGCTCTGGGTCGGCACCCACCACACGCTCACTCACGCAATCGACCTGGGCTGTGAGCTCGTCGACCGCTTCGAGATGATCACGTCACCGCGGCCCCAGCCCACGACCAATCGCGACGGCTCCGAGCGCCGCCAGGTCCACGCGCGCCGCAACCTATCGACGCTGTTCGTACTCCGGGCCCCCAAGAAGCGCGCGAGCCAGCGCGCGCTCGACCTCGGCGGTGCCGCATGAACCGCGAAGACGAGTGGCGCCTGCACGCCGCCTGCCGTGGCCGGCGCACCGAGTACTTCTTCCCGCCCAGCGGCACCGACCCCGACGTCATCCATCCCACAAGCCGCAGGGGCCCGCTCGCTCGTGATCCGAGGCATCGGAGCGGCCGCCCGTTTCGGTCGCATCGAGCGCCGCACCGTCGACGGGATCACCCAGATCCGCATCCCGCCTTCCTGAACACATGCGCCGCCATCGTGCGGCGCATTTCTCGGCCCGAACTCGAAATCACAACCTGAGGATTTGCAGCCCATGGAGACGATCAAGGCCAGGCCCACCACCTATAAGGGCATCCAGATGCGCAGCCGACTCGAAGCCGGCTACGCCGCGTTCCTCGACAGCCAACCGGACTCGCCGACGTGGGAGTACGAACCGCGCGCCTTCGCCAACGAGGATGGCCAGTACCTCCCCGACTTCGTCGTCAAGGAGATCGTCTACGTCGAGGTGAAGCCCAACAGCGAACGAGATCTCGACGGTGTGCTGCGTCGCATGCACATCATCCAGGACACCCATCCCGACGCGTGGCTTGCCGTTGCTGTCGGATCTTGGGACGACGGGAAGTACTCCTGGCACGTCGCTCGCGCCTGCAACCCAGAGGTGCCGTGCACAGAGTGCGGCCCGCGCGACGGGGCAACGCTCGCGATGCCGCTCTGGTCGTGGGAGGGCGCTCACCATGAGATGTCGTGCCCGATCTGCGACAGCTGGTGCACCCACCTCGAGAAGGCCGAGCCCTACGCGGGCGTCGAGAACCGACCTGCCGTCCGCCTCACCTTCTCCTGTGAGCTCGGCGATCACGGCTTCGTCATCGACATCACCAACCACAAGGGCACCACCCAGGCCCGCACTACGGCCACGCGGTCCGAGGGATGATGGCCGAACCGTCGCCGGCGCCCAGCGTCCCCCTGCAATGGCTCCACGCCCTCTACGGCACCGCCGAAACAGGGTGGCTCTCCCTCTTCACCATCGACCGCGCCACCGCCAGCCAACGCGTCGACTGGGCACCCGTCACCGACCTCGCCACGATGGCCACCACCATCGAAACCCGAGCCCCCGACTGCGACGTCTGGCTCGGCGTCGGCACCCGCAAGGAACAACTCGCCGGAGGCCGCCGAGGCGGCATCGCCGACATCGCCGGACTCCCCGCCCTATGGCTCGACGTCGACATCGAAGGCCCCAACCACAAAGGCGGCCACCCCCTCCCACCCGACGTCCCCGCCGCGCTCGAGCTCCTCGCCGACTTCCCCATCCCTCCCTCCGTGATCGTGCACACCGGCGGCGGACTGCAGCCCTGGTGGTTCCTCACCGAGCTCGCCGACCCCGCCGACGTCCCACTCGCCGACTGGGGCCACACCTGGGACCAGCTCGCCGCCAAACGCGGCTGGCACCTCGACAACGTCTACGACGCCGCCCGCATCCTCCGCGTCCCCGGCACCTACAACCGCAAGAACGAACCGACCCCCGTCCACATCATCGACGGCGACCTCACCCGCCGCTACGGCCTCGACGACATCGAACAGCACCTCACCCCAGCGCCGCCGCCCCCGTCCACGACGATGGGGGACCGGCTCCCGTACATCGGCCCCAAGCGGCCCGGCGACGCCTTCAACGCCCGCCACTCCGGCCACGAGATGGTCCAGCTCCTCGGATGCCACTCCCCGAAGAACAAGGCCGACGGCTCCACCGACTACACCCGGCCCGGCAAGAACAGCGGCACCAGCGTCACCGTCTACCCCGACGACCACACCACCTTCTGGTCCGAGACCTGCGCCGCCATGTGGCCCGGCCTCGAAGTCCGCCGCCCCTACGACCCGTTCGGGCTCTACGCCGTCACCCAGCACCGCGGCGACTGGATCGCCGCCACCAGCGCCCTGGCCGCCACCGGCTACGGGGAGCAACGCCAGCCCGACGACCTCTCCTGGGCCGTCATCGTCCCCCCGACCGTCCTCGAGCTCCCCGCCGAACCCGGCGACGAAGAGCACCAGGAACCCGACCACGGGTGGCTACCCGCCGACCTCGCCGCCATCACCGCCGCCAGCTACGAACAACCACGCCCCACCCTGCTACGCCGCGACGACGGCGCCTGCATGTTCTACGCCGGCCGCATGAACGGCCTCTTCGGCGAAAGCGGCTCCGGGAAGTCCTGGCTCGCGCTGCTCACTGCGGCGCAGGAGATCAAGGCCGGCCACCACGTCCTCTACGTCGACCTCGAAGACCACGCCGCCAGCGTCTGCGGCCGCATGATCGCCCTCGGTGTCACCGTCGACCAGCTCGTCGAACGGTTCTTCTACATCTCGCCGAACATCCCGTGGACCGACGCCGCGGCCGCCTGGACTGGGCACCGCATCCAGCAGCACGACACCACGCTCGCCGTCATCGACTCCACCGGCGAAGCCATGGCCCTCGACGGCGCCAAACCCAACGACGACGACGCCACGGCCACCTGGTTCCGCAAGCTGCCCCGGTTCCTCGCCCGGCTCGGCGTCACCGTGCTGCTGATCGACCACCAGCCCAAGAACGAGGAAGGCGGCCGGCACACCGAGATCGGCTCCCAACGCAAGCGCGCCGCCATCGACGGCGCCAGCTACCACGTCGAAGCCCCCGTCTCCCCAGCCCGCGGCGTCGATGGCCACCTGAAGCTCACCTGCGTCAAGGACCGCAACGGCACCTGGCAGAAGGGCGCCCTGGTCGCCGACATCGACGTGAAGTCGAACCCCGCCGGCACCGAGGTGCGCATCGCCGTGAAGCGCCACGAGAAGGTCACCCGGCCCACGTTCCTCATGCAGAAGATCAGCGAGTACCTCGAGGCGCTCGGCCCCCAAGGGTCGAACCAGCGGGGCATCGAGAGCAACGTCAAGGGCAAGGGCACCGGGATCCGCAAAGCGATCGAGGTCCTCATCAACGAGGGCTACGTCAACCAGGACGTCCGCGGCGGCTCCCGTGGCTTCCTCTACACCTCGATCCAGCCGTTCCGCGACGACGACATGGACATGTTCGTTGTGGATAACTCGGAGGTCGGGGGCGACGACACCGCTACCGCGTCCCCGCGTCCCCCCCGCGTCCCTACCGCGTCCCTACCCGAGGGGACGCACTCCGTGGACCGCGTCCCTCGCGTCCCGCCCCCTATACGTAAGGGGGCGGAGAGGGACGCGGTCCACGGGAAGTCCAAGGACACACAAACCACCACCACGCCGCCTGTGGACAACCAAGGAGACGACTCGTGGACTCTGATCTGAGCAGCCAGCAACGGGACCGGTCCATCAACGAAACGCGCCAGCGCGCAGTGGAATGGCGCGAAACCCATCAACGGCGACCAACCACACCATCCGACCACCACCCGTGGTGACACGACGGAGGACACATGGACCCTGATCTGAACCCACGCGCCGTTGCGCGCCGCAAGCGCTACCCGATCGAACCCCTCGCCCGAGCCATCGGCGTCACCCTCGGCCGCGCCGGTGGCTACCAACCCGACGACCCCCCCGAAGGCCTCGCCGCCCTCGCCGCCCGCTGCGGCATCACCCACCGCCGCGCCCAACGCTGGCACCAGTACGGCATCCCCGCCCGCTACAGCGACCAAGCCGCCATCGCCTGCGGCCGCCACCCCTGCACCCTCTGGCCCGGCTGGGACCTCGACATCGAGGAGAGCGACGAAGAGACCGACGGCTACTACGCCGACGACCCGCCCCTCGACGAGCTCGACGACGACGACGACGAGCACCAGGCGGCCGCCGCATGATCCTCGACGCCTTCCACACCGGCCAGACCGCCGCCATCTGGCTCCTCGCCGCAACCCTCGGCTTCGCCTCCGCTGTCGCCCCCGTCGGCCTCCTCGGCTGGGCACTCAGCCGGCTCCGCCTCCCACACCGGGCCCGGGCCAGCATCATCGAGCGACGTACTCGGCGCCGATCATGAACCCGTGGCCAAACCCCTCACCGACGACGAACGCAACCACATCGTCGACCTCCTCGGCCAAGGCCACAGCGCCCGCGACATCGCCACCCAAGTCGGCCGATCACCCGACAGCGTCAGCCGCATCGCCAAGAGCATCGGCCACCAGTTCGGACGTACGAACCTCGCACGTGCGCAGGAGGCGCGGTCGGCGTACTGCGCGGAGCGGCGGGCGGGGATCGCGGCTCGGCTCACGGAGGAGGCGGAGAAGCTGCTCGACGAGATGCACGGCTCGTACCTGGTGTTCAACTTCGGTGGCAAGGACAACACGTACGTCGAGCACACGCTCGATCAGCCGCCGACCGATGCGAAGCGGACGATCGTGATGACGGTCGGGCAGGCGATGCGGACGGTGTTGGAGATCGACAAGCACGACAACCGCGACGCCGAGAACCTGTCCGGGTTCGACGCGTGGTGGGCCGACCGGATGGGCGACGGATGAAGCGCTACACGATCACGCTCCTGATCGACGTCGTGGTGCTCCTGGCGTTCGCCGCCTGGCTGCTCTCGAGCACCCATCCGACGTTGCGGCTCGCATGAACATCGAGCGGTTCGAAGGCAAGGCCCGCCGCTCCATCGAGCTCGCGATCGCCGACATCAACATCTGGGAAGGATCCGTCCGCTCCGGCAAGACCATCGCCAGCCTCTGGGCGTGGCTCAAGTTCGTGCGCGAAGGCCCCGCTGGGAACCTCGTGATGATCGGCAAGACCGAACGCACGTTGAAGCGCAACATCATCGATCCGCTCATCGAGATCCTCGGCGAGAAACGCTGCCGGTACGTCGCCGGCGCCGGCGAGCTCTGGCTCCTCGGCCGGCGCATCTACGTCGCCGGCGCCAACGACGAGAAAGCCCAGGACAAGATCCGCGGCCTCACGTTGGCCGGCGCCTACGTCGACGAGATCTCGCTGATGCCCGAATCGATGTGGGCGATGCTCATGACCCGCATGTCGATCGTCGGCGCCAAGGTGTACGGCACCACGAACCCCGACAACCCGAACCACTGGCTCATGCGCGACTGGCTGAAACGGGCGAAGCTGTGGCTCCGCAAGGACGGCACCGTCCACGTCCCGCGTGCCCGGGCCGACGTCGAGCTGCTCGAGCTGCACCGGTTTTCGTTCCGGCTCGCCGACAACAAGACGCTCTCCGCGAAGTTCATCGAGTCGTTGAACCGGCAGTTCGTGGGGCTGTGGCGCCGACGGTTCGTCGAAGGCGACTGGGTCCTCGCCGAAGGCGCCATCTACGACACGTTCAACACCGAACCCGGCGCTGGCCACGTCGTCACCAAGCTCCCCAAGATGTCCGACTGGGTGCTCGCCGTCGACGTCGGCACCGTCAACCCGACCGTTGCTCTCCTCATCGGGCTCGGTGTCGATGACCGGATGTACGTGGCCCGCGAGTGGCGGCACGACTCGCGCAAAGCCCGCCGGCAGATGACGATGGCCGAGCAGTCGAAGGCGCTCCGCGGCTGGCTCGACGGGCTGCAGGATGAGCTCGGTCCGATCGAGCTGTCGAAGGTGATCGTTGACCCGTCGGCGGCTGCGTTCATCCTGCAGCTGCACCGTGACGGCTGGCAGCACATCCGGGGTGCCGACAACACGGTGACCGAAGGGATCCGCAACGTCGCGTCGTTGCGCGCCGCTGGGAAGCTCCGCATCCACGAGTCCTGCGACGGGCACATCGAGGAGACCTCCGGGTACGTGTGGGACCCCGACGCGGCGAAGCGCGGTGTCGAGCAGCCGTTGAAGGTCGCCGACCATGGCCCGGACGCTGAGCGGTACGGCGTGATGGAGACCCAGTCGTGGTGGCGGTTCTGGCAGATGGGCGACCTGGTCGACGCGGCGTGACGTACTCGGCCCGGATACTGGCCGACACGACACTCAGGTCCGGATCCGCCAGGAGGCACCCGTGAGCTACTCGATGACGTTCGGCCCGCTCGCCAAGCCGTTGCAGTCCGACGAAGTCGAAGAGGCCATGCTCGCCAAGGCCGCCGAGATCCCTGAGACCGACGGCACGCCCGCCGAGGAGATCCGTCACCACGTCATGGCCGCGGCCCGGGCCGCGGTCGACATCGCGTCGACGCTCGGCACCGACGAGGACAGCGTCACGATCTCGCTCACCGGGCACGCCGAACCCGGGCACGGCCAGCGCGCCAGCTGGTCGCCGGAGACGATGAGCCTGCACGTCTCGGTCCAACGCCGGATCTGATCCGGTGCCCTGGCTGATCTTCGGACTCCTCGCACTGTTCGTGCTCGTCCACGCCGACATCCGGAAGTACCGCTGATGCCTCTCCCCACGAACAGCGACATGCCGTGGCCCCCCGCAGCGTGGGCGCCCGTGCAAGCCGACGTCACCGAGAACGCCGCCTGGTACTCCGGTGACCCGCTCGAGCTCGCCGCCTTCTACGCCGGGCGGGCCGCCCGGGACGCCAACAGCCGGCGCAGCATCACCGACCGGCTCCGGTTCTGGACCGGTACCGAGCAGGACGACCCGTCCAAGGAACGCCTCCACCTCCCGGTGGCCGCCGACGTAGCGTCGGTGTCCGCTGATCTGCTGTTCTCCGAGACCCCGTCGCTCGCGATCCCCGAAGCGCACCAGGAGACCGCCGACAGCGCAGCGAAGGCGACCGAGGACCGCCTGCAGCAGCTCGTCGAAGAGGACGGGATCGTCTCGACGCTCCTCGAAGCCGCCGAGGTCGCATCTGGGCTGTCCGGCGTGTACCTCCGGCCAGTGTGGGACACCGAGCTCGCAGGCCGGCCGATCCTCACGGCCGTGAACGCTGACCGGGCCGTCCCCGAGTTCCGGCATGGCATCCTTACGGCGGTCACGTTCTGGTCCGAGGTCCTCACCGAGGGTGCCCTGGTGTGGCGGCACCTCGAGCGCCACGAGAAAGGCGTGATCCTCCATGGCCTGTACTGCGGGACCAAGGACAAGCTCGGTGACCGCCGCAAGCTCACCGCGCTCACCCAGACCGCGCACATCGCCGCCGAAGCCATCCCGCTCCCGAGCGCGCTCGCCGACGACATCTGCGCCCGGTACATCCCGAACGTCCGCCCCAACCGCAAGCACCGCGGCTGGCCGATCGGCCGGGCCGACACCGCCGGCGCCGAAGGGCTCATGGACGCTCTCGACCTCACCTGGTCGTCGTGGATCCGGGACATCCGCCTGGGGAAGCTCCGGGTCATCGTCCCCCAAGACTTCCTCGTCTCGGGTGCCCGCGGGGAGGGGAAACGGTTCGACGTCGACCAGGAGATCTTCTCCCCGCTCGACATGGACCCGAAGGCCGCGGAGAAGGCCGGGATCACTCCGGTCGAGTTCAAGCTCCGTGTCGAGGAGCACGCCCGCACGGCGCTCGAGCTGTACCAGGCGGTGATCCGGTCGTCGCAGTACTCGCCGCAGTCGTTCGGGCTGCACGGCGACGGCTCCGACCAGACCGCCACCGAGGTCCGGGCCCGCAAGGACCAGTCGATGACCACGACCGGGAAGAAGCAACGCTACTGGGAGCAGGCGGTCTCCGACATCGGGCTGCAGCTCCTGGTGATCGACCGCGAGATCTTCGGGTCCGGGGTTGAGCCGTTCCGGCCGCGCCTCGACTTCGGCGACACGGCCGGTGCGAGCCTCACAGAGACCGCTACGGCGCTCGCGGCGATCGCTTCGGCGCAGGCGGCGTCGATCGAGACGCGGGTGCGGATGTTGAATCCGGAGTGGGATCAGGCGGAGGTGCAGGCCGAGGTGGCACGGATCAAGGACGAGACGAGCGTGTCGGTTCCGGATCCGACGGGTGGCCTGTTCGGCGACCAGCAGGGCGACGGGCAGCAGGGTGACCAGCCGAACGACGGCGGCCAGAGCCAGGGGAACGCGGCGTGAGGCCCCGGGCTGTGGTGCTCGAGGGCGGGAAGGTGCGGCGCACCAAGGTCACCAGGACTGGTCGGTGCCGGTGCGGGAAGCTCGCCTACAGCTCGCGGAAGTTGGCGAAGGCGCGGGCGGTGCACGAGTCGAAGGCGACCGGGGAGCCGATCTACGCGTACCACTGTGTGCGGGGTGGGCATTGCTGGCACATCGGTCACCCGATCGGGTGGCGGCGCGCCCAGCAGGAAGCGATCGCGTCGTGAGGCCGGTGCCCGCGACCGACGAGCAGGTCGAGCAGTGGGCGGCTGTCGACGGCTGCCACTCCACCCGTCTCGTGATCGGCGGCCCCGAAGAGGGCGATGACGTTGCACCATGCCCAGCGCTCGTGAATGTCGAAGCGAACCAGGTGCACGTCGCCTTCGAACTGGACGAGATCGAGCTGGCTGCGCTCGCTCAGGGCGGCACGCTGTGGCTGACGACGTGGGGGATGATCCCCGTGCACCGGCTCGAAGTGAAGACACCCCGATGATGGTCACGGCCGCCTACTTCACGAAGGGCCGCCGCATCTACCGCGCCTTCGACGGCTCCAAGGCGCCGATCCTCGCCCGCACCTGCTGGACCGCCCGGGCCGCCCGCCGCCGGGCCCACCAGTGGAACGCCGTCATCGAG